ATAATGAGTGACACTAAAGTCAACAAATCTGATTGGACGCTAGATAAAGCCGCAATTTATGAGCGTCTTCGAAGTGTTGAAGCAGATCAAAAAATTATGGCTGAGCGTTATTCGGATCGAATTACACCTAGCCGGGTTGTTAGGTGATTGTCTACGCCCTCTTTGGGATATGTTGCATCATGTTTGCAGTGGTGATGTATCTGCTTTATGAGGTGCGTAGATTTTCGTTCGATAACGTGCACGCTGTCTTTTCAAAAGAAATAAAAGACCTTTTGCAGATTCAAAAAGATTTTAAAGAAGATTCTGCACAAAACGCATTCCTATATCTTCGCGTTGACTCAGACCTAGCGCAAATCAAGAAAAAGGTTTATGAAATGCAAAAGATCAACCAAGCCGTAACGCGAAGGCTTGATTGCTTAAACCGAGCGCTAGATTCTGCAAAAATGGAATTTTTGAATAAGAAGTGGCAGAACGAAATAGATCAAATAACCAAGAAAGACGATGATGCAAGTAATTGAAGAGCTAAAAGCAAGGAATTGGGGCGCAAGGTTTGCAGCACTCGTTGATGGTAGCGCATGGCTTCTTATCCTTCCGTTCGTTGCGCTTTGGTATTGGATCGACCCACTAGATCTTAAAATCATGATGGCGTGGTTGTTACGCTTGCCGATCATCGTAGGCGTAACGATCATCATTAGTCGAATCTTTTTCCCTAGCCTAAAGCTTACGGAATTCTTGGAAGAGGCAAAGCGCGGGAACGTTGGCGCCGGGCTTGTAGTGGCTGGCTTAATGATATTTATCGGAATGCTAATTATGACTGCGGCAGGTTGGTCGAAATGATCATTACCTTAATCATGCGCTTAGTTAAGGCAAATCAATTTCCCTTAACTTAAATGTTACCGGAGCTCGCTAACGTTTATTTGCCCTTGCTCATAGCTACGGCGTCGGGCTTTTGGCCTTCAGCCCCAGAACCGCATTTTATGGCTGGACAGGTAGAGCAAGAAACCTGCGCACGGCTCACCGACTCTAAATGCTGGAATCCCCGCGCTGAGCTAAAAACATCCCGCGAATATGGTTTTGGATTCGGACAAATCACAACAGCCTATAGCTCCACCGGCGCGGTACGTTTCAATAAATTCGAAGAACTCAAAGCAGAACACGCGGCGCTTAAAGGTTGGCTTTGGTCAGACCGATACGATCCTCGTTATCAGATTCGCGCTTTGGTGCTTATGAATAAATCGACATATTCACGTATGAGGCCGCTGGCAGCTTCGGACGACGACGGACTACGATTTACCTTATCCGCATATAACGGTGGGGAGGGAGCCCTTAAACAAGACCGACTGAAGTGTTTAATGTCTCCGGGTTGCAATCCTGGTGTGTGGAATGCTAACGTAGCCACAACGAGCTACAAAGCCCGTCAGCCGGTTGCTGGCTATGGGCAATCATTCTTTGATATCAATCGCACGTATGTGCGTAACGTAATGGATGTTCGCCGCGCCAAATACTTAAAGGAATGGAACCAATGAACCCACTAGCCGCCGCTGTTGTTGCTGCCTTCTTGTGCGGTTCAATTGTTACAGGCGGGATCGTGTGGAATTACAAAGATAATCAACAAGAGCGATCCCTACTTAAGAAGGAGCAAAGCTACCAGGCCGTAATAAATCAGGCTAATAAAGAAAAGCAGGACGCCGAAGCGAAAGCTGTTCAAGTTGAACATGAAGCGGCAAAAGGAATCGCTCAAGTTTCTAATGAATATCAAGATAAATTGAAGGAGAAAAATGATCAACTTGCGAAAGCTCTTATTAAGCAGCGCGATCCTGCTAAGCGCTTGTACATCCGTGCCCCTGCAAACGCCTGCGGTAATAGCAAGGTGTCCGGAATTACCCCCGGCGCCAGCGGAAGTGATGGTAAAACGCGAATCGAACTTCCTCGAAACGTTGCAGAGCGACTTATCCGACGAGCCAACCGCGCCGACGAAATAGTTGAACAGCTTGGAGCATGTCAGCGCGTGATTATCGAAGATCGTAAGGCGATTAACGGTGATCGTTAAACATTTGCCAAAAATTAGAGCGACCTTGCTCAAAAGCAAAATATTCAGCGCTCCCAGCTTTATAAATGTTTTTAGTTAATCCAAACATTGCTGTCATTTGGTAACCAAAAACTTCTGCTAAAGCGATCTTGCATTCTAGTTCTGACATAAGTCCTCCGTTAGTAATAACTATTTAACGGCAGGACTTTTATAAACTTTAGTATCTATCTGCATAATTTCTTGATGGCTCATCATGCGGAATATTTCCCATGCGTCGCGTCTATCATGAAAATAAAAAATACGCCTCAGTCTTTCCTCTGTCATCCCAATGCGCTTGCATATTTCCTTAATCGGTATGCGCTGATATCTCATGATGTAGGCCATTAAAAGAGATTCAGTATTTACACAATCTTCTTTCTTCAGCCCCATATTCAGCCTTATTGTTTGATGGTGGCCGGTGCTGATCCCCGGCTTTGACTCTCTCGTTCTGTTTCAACGGGCCTAGTGGGTCGTAGCGCCGTAATACGCGCATCAGCCTACGCATTCACCATCACATAGGCTCACTAGAACGGAGGAACTAGTGTCTCTTATATTTTCAATAAGCGCTAAATCCGCATGCCGTGTACTTAGGCATATTTTCTCAGCTAGAGCCCGTGTGATAGTCCTTAACTTAAAACATTCGCTAGTTAAGGGAAACGCTTTAAACTTTAATCACCATCAAGTAAGCCCCGTCATCGAAACGTTAGACATCCGAAAATTTTAGAGGGAAAATCAAACCCTCGCTGCTATCCAATCCCAAAATCTTAGCCATGCACAGCCTTAATTTTAATTGGCGTTAGGGACCCCGATTAAACAGGTTTAACGTTTTCGGTTCTAGTAGCACTGATCCGCGCCAGTTGCGGAAGGCTTACTTGATGGTCCCGGTTGCCTGTTCCGGGGTCACTCTGTAGGTGTGACGGCTTCTCGGCTTTCCGAGGTGTCAGGAATTATAGCTATCCAAGCAGCGTTGCTTGCTTCAAGCCTCGCTTTTCTGAATGCCAAGCTTCTTGAGTTCAGAAACGCGCACATCGTAACGCATATTCTTTTTTGAATCTAGCTCTATGATCACAAATTCTTTGCCCAAAACACTATCCATAGAAACAATTGTTCCTTTCTCATTATCCCAATGAGAAACTCTATCGCCAATCTTATATTTCATGCACCACCTGTCATAAGCCCAAAAGCAACTACCATAAGGAACAGCACGATAAACGGCGCTGCAACGAGTACAACTAAGAGTTTAAGAGCTTGCATGATGTTCCTTACGATTTAATTAAATTTCGAATATAGATTTGTTTTCTTTTACAACGCCATCGAATTCTATAAGCCGATCTTCCATATCAGAGATGAATTCATCATCTCGATATACTCGTTTTAAAAACAACTCTTTGCCAACGTTCTTAAGCTGGGGGCAGAACATTACAAAATCACACCAATCACGGCCGGTTATCCATAACCCGCCTTGTATTTGATACATATAGTCACTAACGTCACGAGTGCGCCACATCGCCAAAATAAGACTAGCACTAGATAACGATTTAATCTCTATACAGCCCTTTGTAGGTTTGCCACGTTCAGCATCAACAAATCCGTCTGTGCTGTAACCAAATTTTTTATCATCGGTTAAAGCTACGCCCGACTCACTGGCAAGGTTTCCGGTAAACACTTCGTAAGCCATTCGCGCTTCTGGCTCAAGCTCTTGGCCTTTCTTCATTTGCCAAGTCGAAAAGCCTTCGTCGCAAGGCTTGCCGCTGATGCGTTCAATCGCAAGCTGTGCAGCGTAGAGCGCGGCTTTTTCAGTAAGTCCGCCGGTCTTCTTAAGCCTTGAGCAAGCATCTTCGAATCTGCTTGCAGTGATCACACCGACTCGTGCCGTGTGCCATTCTTCCGTACCTTGTTTACATTCAAATAAAATCATTAGTATTCCTTTATGGCAATGAGCGACCTAAGTATTGCTGTTCGCGCTGCTTGGTTTCTATCGTTATTAAAAATCTCAACTTCTACAAACCCCATGCAGCCAGGCTGAAGGGTAGACGTTGACATCATGGCAACCATCTTGCCATTGATAGACCCCTTATAAGGGAACTCATGCCAATGTATACCGTATTCATTTGCTAGCTCAAAGCAGTACGCAGAGTCCTCGTGTAAGTAACTATCACATGAATATCTATACTTCTCAGTGGCGATTGTTTCGGTAAACACGCTAACGTTTATCGCATCAATTTTATAGAGCTCAGCTACTCTTTTGCTGAGCTCCTCACCACTGAGCAGGCTCATTTTTTGTAGTCGGGACTTTTATCTAGTGCAGCTAAAAAAGCGTCATCATCGTCTTCGCCAGGTTGTCTTTCTACTTCTTTTAAGTTCGATACGTCAATAGGTTCATCTTTAAAATCATTGGCATCAGGTACTAAGGCCGCGCTCTTTGCATCTTCGATTGCTTTAAGTTTTGCGCCATGCTTAGAAACTGCTTCTTTAAATCTTGAATAACCATTCTTGTCATTTACTTCTTGGATTTTTTTAACGCCATCCTTCCAATGTGTTGCAAGTGCTACGGCATCAGGGATCAATTCAATTTGCTCGATCAATTCATCAGCAATAGATGAGTCAATCTCGACAACATCAGCGGGAGCAAAATCCATTGCCTCCTCGGCAACGTGCATGCCTTTCAATACATCGGGGAACACATCACGCAAAGCGAAAGACCGTGCGCGCATTTGCAACATGCGTTGCGGAAAGTCTTTCCAAGGCCCTGGCTTTTTATCAAGACCTGCACGTTGTGCGTCTGCCATAGTAAAGACACGAGTCACAGGCTTTTCGCCTTTGCGCTTAACGGTGCAAGTTGCCTTAGTGCTATCAAAAGTTTCCTCGATTGATTCAAAAACAGGAGATGACCGCACTAGACCAATTAAAGCGTCTCCCCAAATAGCAGGACGACCACCAATAACCATAATATTTTGCATGGCTTGCATAGGCTTTAAACCAATCTCATGCCCCCATTGAATCGCGACAAATACGTTTCCAGGCTTGCCCTTGAAGTGCTCAGGGATCATTGAAGAACTTGCGAGCATCTCAGCCAATTGCATAGCCTTCTCTACGTTCATGACTTCGGCTACTTGCTGGTTATTCGTTGTAATTTCGTTGCTCAATTTATTCCCCTTTTACTAGTTTTATGGTTTCACGGCTTTCATTTTTTATGAAAATCAAATTCGGCGTTTCTTCAATAACTGCGTTGTAAATATTTTCTAATGCTTCAAGCATTAATGCGGCATTGTCGTAGAGTCGTTTCAATCTATCAGCTTCAACCTTGCGGCGTGCTGCATCTTCTTCGGCCTGCTTCTTAATTGCTTCATTTACCAAGCGCTCTTTTTCTTCAACGGCTTCACGCTGCTTTTTTAATTCTGCTAACTCAGCATCACGCACGGCTTTGCGTTCTGCATCTATAACGGCTTGCTCTGCGTCTGCTTTCGCCTTGGCTTCGGCTTGTTCCTTTAAAGCTAAAGCTAGCGATGCTTTTTCGCGCTCCGCTGCTTCAGCCTTATCCTTTTCTAATGCTTCTTGCGCTGCTTTAAGTTCGGCTTGCTGCTGATCAAATGCAATACGGTTCTTAAGTAAAGTCCGCAATCCCTCAAGACCTTCAGCTAATGCTTGCGTTGCGGCTTCAGTAAACTCAACAAAAACAGATTCATCTAGTTTTTCAGTAGTGAAATGAAAAATTGCCTTTTCAATTGATTCAGCATCTTTGCCTTGATAAGAGACTGGCAACATACGATAAGTATTGATTGCTTTTTGAATTTCGATATTGCGTTGACGTTCAGCTTCTTGTTTAGCGAAACGTTCTTTTTCTTTGCGCTCCTCCTCTGCTTTAATCGCAGAATGATAGTTCTCTTCTAAAGGTAAAATCTGCGCTGTAATCTCCTTTGCTTTAGCATCAACGCGACGCCCATAAGCAAGCGATTCTTCTTTCCCTTCCTTACGTGCTTTTTCAATATTCAATCGAACAAAACGAAGCTCTGCGCGTCCTGCGATTGCTTCATTCATTCCCTTAGTCGTAGTCACATCAATAACAACGTTTTCATGCCGTTGTTTAAGCTCTGATATGCCAGCTTCTATAGCGTCGTATATGGTTAGTTCTTGTTGCATTTTGAATCCTTGTCATTGTGTAAAGGTTGGTCGTATACGTATAAGTTTTTTCGCTTTAAGAAGAGCATGCTTTTAATCCATGCTCTCGCGTTGTGCCTATTCGCGTGAAGCCTTTCGGCTTCCTTGCGTAGTTGTTTAAGTATCGTCATATCAAGCAAAAGCCTTAATGGGTGGGTTAGAAAAACAAACAGCGCTGTGGCGATTAAATTCTCTATTACGAATGGTGTAAACCGTATGCTGCCGTAATGAATCCATGAAAACATTGCGAAGCATTTTTTCGATCATGGTGTCTTTCGATTCATCTTGTAAAAATAGATGCTGAATCGCAGTAGTTAATTCGGCAAGCTGCGTTCCATCAACGATGTCAACAATTAGAGAAGCTGTAGCGCCTTTACCTTTGAGCCGATCTAAAAACTTATCCTCTTCTTTGCATACTTCTTCAAAGTGTCCGTTTATAAAAAATTCTTGTTCAGTCATTTTTTTTCCTTGGGTTGGTTGTTTTGATTCGATGAATGAATTATGAACATTTGTTATGATCGTGTCAATAACTTTTGTTGTATAAATTAAATTATATTTTTATTGTCTTTAAATAACATTTGTAATAGCATCTAAAACGTCATAACCAACGCAGGACGAAAATGAAAACAGAAACAGATTCACATTTAAAGCTGGCAGGCCATGTAATCGAATGCTTAGGGGGTAATAAAGAAGTGGCAAAAATGTTTGCTATTACTTCTGAGGCCGTCAGCGCATGGCGTAAAAGAGGCATACCCAAACAGATAGAAAGACATTTAAGAGTTGTTCGCGCCGATTTATTCAAACCCAAAAAAGGGGACTAAATGCGCATTACGCCCAAAGATTGGAGGTCGTTCCAGCATTACAAGGAACGCAACCCGCCATGGATTCGTTTGCATAAAAAACTTCTTGATAACTTCGAATTTCAATGCTTGCCTGTTGCTAGCAGAGCGCTAGCACCGATGCTCTGGTTGCTAGCAAGCGATGCAATTGATGGAGTAATTGACGCAGACTGCAAAAAACTAGCTTTTCGTTTGAGAATGTCCGTACAAGAAATAGTAGACGGTCTTAAGCCTTTGATTAATAGTGATTTTTTTTCGGTTGAAGAGCTTGATAGCGTGTTGCTAGCATCTTGCAAGCAACTTGCGCCGAAAAACGCCCCAGAGACAGAGACAGAGACAGAGACAGAGACAGAGACAGAGACAGAGACAGAGGCACGCGAAAAGCTAGCGCCAAAAGCAAAAACCCAAATCCAAAACGTCGCACTGGCTTCGCCATTGCCGGATTTTGTGAACCCTGATCTTTGGAATTCTTTTTGTGAATCCAAGAAAAAAATACACGGCTCGAAATGGTCGCAGTCGATGCATGACTTCAACCTGAAAGCCTTAATCCGGCTCAGTGATCAAGGGCACGATGCAAACGAAATCATCGAAACAACCCTAGCGAACGGATGGAAGGGATTTTTCGAACCAAAAGCCAGCCATGGGCAAAAAGGCAAGCTTGTCGAATACAACGGACGCATGCTGACTCAAGCAACCGCAGAAAGCGCCAAGGCTGCGCAGCGCTGGATTGATCAAGATGAAGAGGAAAACCATGCTACAGACTGACAAAAAAAGATTCGCCAAATGCTTGCTCTATCTCTCGATGAATTACGACAAAACGTTAAACGATGACGCCTATGGAATGTGGTTCGATTTGCTTAAGGACTACGACATTGAGGAAGTCGAAAAAGCATTTTTCAAGATGTTCAAAAACACCGATGTTGGCCAATTCGCACCCAAGCCTTCGGACATCATCCGAATGATCGAAGGATCATCTACAGAAACTGCCGCGCTCGCTTGGACAAAGGCTGATCGTGCAGTGGGAGTAGTCGGGATTTATCGAGATATCTGCTTCGATGACGCAATAATCAATCGCGTGATAAGCGATATGGGCGGATGGGTGAAATTCTGTTCATGTCCTTCAAATGACGAATGGGGCTTTGTAGAAAACGACTTCAAAGCGCGTTACAAGGGCTACAAACTGCGTAGCAACCTGAGCGAGTACCCAAGGCAGCTAAACGGCATCGCAAATTCACAGAATTCGCAAAGCGGGTTTGAAAAGGAGCCGGTTTATTTGTTTGGAAGCCAGGAAACAGCCCGCCACGTTCACAACGGAGGCTTAGATATACCTTTGCATCAAGTGGGAGTTTTAAACGCAGCCAAGGACGTTTTAATCGGTTTTGAAAAAAAAGATGTGTGATTTTTGTAAAGCAGCGGAACACCAAGGGCGATGCGGTCTGTATTTTTGGGGTTGTCTGAACTGCTGCGCAAGGGCAGTAATCAGCGCAAGGCCAAGCCGTAGATCGCAGGAATCAATCATGGCAGCCATTCAGAAATACCCAGAATCACCGACAAAACAACAGATTCTTAACCATATCGAAACATTAAGGACTTCATGAACGAATGCATTTTAGCGCTGGACTTGGGCACAAAAACAGGCTGGGCTATACGCCTTAACACAGGGGTAATTTTCACAGGCACATCAAAGCATATTCCTCACAAGAGCAACCAACTCATGAACCGGTGGAGTTTGTTCATTGCAATGCTCAACAAGCTTGCTGATAAGGGCGAAATTCAAGTTGTTTATTACGAGGAAGTTCGACGGCATTTAGGCACACAAGCCGCTCACATTTACGGAGGCTTTAAAGCACTGCTTGAGCAATGGTGCCAAGAGCGAAATATTCAAATGAAAGGGGTAGGGGTTGGAGAAATAAAAAAGTTCTGGACTGGACGAGGTAACGCGCAAAAAAAGGACATGGAACAAGAAGCAGAACGTCGGGGCTTCATTGTTAAAGACGATAACGAGGCGGATGCCTTAGCACTTCTACATTACGGGATGAAAGAACATGGTTGATAACATTGGCTGCATGCGTACCTTGATGACACCATCACAGCGACAGCTTCTAGCAGAGCGCTTGAAGGGCTTAGGAATTCGAGCCAACTACAAGTCTATGGAGTCGCTTAGCGCAGGCGTTGCAAAGGTTTTAGAAGTGCCTATTCCGGAAGATGTAAGCGACAGGAACGCGATGGTGCGTAAGTATTACCTTTCGCATCAGAAGGTTGATATTGACCTAAAGATTCGGGTGTTTAAGCCGATGAATGGATATGCGGCAAGGATGAACGCTATTGCTATGTTGGCTGAGGGGACAAGATGAACGAAGATTTTTTTTTAAGAAGTGGATATGAGTTAGTTGCGATTCGTTGTGCCCTTGAAGGATTTAAAGCGGGGACAAAAGACAAGGCTCAAAAAATATTCTTCAATGAATTGATTAACGATATCAAGCAAATAGAAAACAGAAATATAGCGGCTTTGAGGGATGTTGTTAAGGTGAAAACAGAGGCCGCAGAGTAAGCTAGACCATTCCGCGCACACGCGCATTTAATTGAGGAGTTTCAATGATTTATATTTATAAAGCTGAATCTTTCCATTGTGTAGAAAAGGGCGATGTTTTCACCATTAAGCGCGAGTTTAAATGTCCAACTTCTGGCGAAACCTACTATGAAATGACTAGTAAAAAGACATTAGAAAAAAACAAGATGTTTACAGTTCCAGCCGTTGCGTTTGACGCATTTTTTGATTCAGTAGAGGAGCTTAAATGATTTATCAGCATGTTGGCCAAGGTTTCAAAGTCACGGTATTGCGCAAGGACATGAACGCTTTTGGTGACTGGATTGTGTTTTTTAAGATGGAAGATGGTTCGTGTTTAAACCTAAACGAAACAGCATTCGAGGCGATGTATACGCCGGTTCGTGAGTATGCGGAATCGAATAAAAATATCGAAGCAGAGCCTGTTGAGGAGAATCAAGAGGAAGATGGATATCTTGAGAGGTTGCGCGATAACTTCGCTGGTCTTGCAATGCAGGCGTTTTTAATTGAAAAGAAAGACAGAGACTTTGCTTTAGAAGTAATAGCAAAAGATTCTTATCTGCAAGCCGATGCAATGCTTAAAGCTAGATCAATAAAGGATTAATCATGAATCGAGAATTCATAGTAAAAAATGATGTTGCAAAGTTGCGCAAAAAGAGAGTCGTAACGACTACAATTCGGTTAACAAATGTTACTTTGCAGAAAGTCAAAGAGAGGGCTGCCAAGGAAGATCGAACGCAGTCGAGTTGGTTACAACGATGTATTGAAAAGGCTGTAGGTGAGTTATGAACACTAAATGCGAATGTTGCGGCATAGATGTGAACGATGTTAAGGAGGTAATCAAAAGAGCAAACGCTCTTGCTGAAGCCTTCCTCGATAGTGAGAAAACAATAGCGATACTTTTAGAGCAGGTTAAACGAATGAAAGCGCAGGCGGCAAATGAATAAGAAATTCAAATTAAGCGATAAAGTTTATTTCTTTGCAGATGATGAAAAACAAATTGGTTACATAACTTCAATATCAATGAACCCTGGTATGAAACACAACATTTGCGTTTCATACGGCAATACAGATTGCTGGATAAACGAAAAAGAAATTTATTTATACGGCAATCAACTTGAGCCAAAGCTTCCCACTGTGGAAGAGATGAATCAACGTGCGCGGCGTGATGGTGGAGAGTTTAAAGTCACTGAATACTTTGAAGGCAGATTTTTTGGAAGGAGACTTGACCACTGGAATAAATGGGTTCCTGAGTTTTGGCATGAAAACGGACTTGTTTATGAATGTGATGATGATCCATCAATTTTTGACCTCATCGAGAAGCCAAAAGAATGGAGTGTTGATTATTACGTTTATTTTGATGCAAGCACTGGCTCGATTGATTTATTAACAGAATCGCAGCGCTTTATGAGAGGCATTAATAAGTACCCAGAAAACTGGAAAGAACGCAGACACTATAAGCGCGTAGACGGCAAGACTGAATTAGTTCTTAGCGAGAGGATTGGTGATGAATAAGTTTGCAGCGCTTCTTATTTCCGTATTGGTGCCAGTTTTTATTTATTGGCTATGTGGCGGCGACTTTAATAGATCACCGGGGCTTGGCATTACCTTTGCCTTTTCGTTAATCGCTGGATCTATTGCTTATTGGGATTGTAAAAATGATTAAATATTTAGCACTATGGCCAATCGATACATTCATGACGATTTTCTCTTTGATAGTGTCGCCTATCCTTCCACTGTTTGCACGTGAGGACATACCAGGCGGCAACTTTCCCAAGTGGTTAAGTTGGTTCGAAACGCCAGACAACCCACTAGACGGTGATCAAGGGCATAAGGATCGACACGTTAATAGCTCGAAGTATTGGCAGCGCACTTGCTGGCTGGCACGGAACCGTTGCTACAACTTCACCATTGATGTGATTGGTTTTGACTTGCAGCCTGATGATGTGATCACCGTTGAGGGTGATCCGTTAACTGGGAATCGTCCGATACATCCGGGGTATATCACAAGGCGCGTAGAGGGTAAGGATGTGTTTCAGTATTACAGCGTACATCGTTGGTCATTCAATCCTAAGAAGTGCATGCGTACAAATATCGGCTGGAAGCTCTGGAATAGACGCAAGCCTGGTGAAGTCTTGAAGTGCCAGTATGTATTTTCTTTTAATCCTTGGATGAACGCTGATGAGTAACGAAACTGTAGCCGTGCCGTTGGAATTATGCAAAGAGATCATTGCGCGATTCGCTAGTTATGTTCCTAATCATGAATCTTTAGATGTGGTTTTTTCCTTAAAAAGATTGATGCCTCGGCCATTAACGAATGAAGAGTTGATAAATAAGATTGAAAGGCAAAATGCCGAAGTGGGCCTGCAAGACAATCTAGAGTGGCAAGAAATGAAGAAGCGCTTAAGGGAGTCTGAGAAATGATCTTCGTTATTGGGTTATTGGTATTTTTAGTTTCGGCTGCAATTGTTAAACAAATTGATGGAATGTATAGCGAATCAAGTTTTCTTAATTTTTTAAGTTTTATTTTTTCTTTCGCTGCGTTAGTCGGACTTTCGCTTATGGCTTCTAGCTTATTAATTCTTCTATATCGGTTTATGCCATGACCACACTTATCGGAATCAAACTATCTAAGAAGGTTGCAGAGCTGTACGGGATCAACGCAAAACACTTTGAATACGAAGCCGGTGATCGCGATATAGAACGATGTTTTGATGTATGGCTCCACGAAGACTCAGCACGGTGTTTCGAGCTTGCGCATGAGCATTGGTTAGTAATTAATTTTCATAACGACACTGGTTTTGTTGGGCCGTCTTGTAACTCAGACCTTGATGAGCGCGTTACAGAAACTACCATGCAAGCCTACCGCACCGCTATATTGCAATGCTTGGTTGCTATGAAGGAACAAGAAGGCGACGGAACACACCCTAATCAAACGGGGCCATGGTCATGACTGACGCCGACATCTATCGTAAGGCTGCGGAGTTGATTGATAAAGGTTTGTGCAGAGCATGTTGCGGAGCCATTTACGAAACCAGTGATGCTATTTATTACGAAGATAGTGATGCTTTTTATAAATTTGTAGCGCGTCGTGATCTGTTTCTTGAGTTGTTTTACCCACCACAGGACGGTTATTACTATTGGCCCGACTTCACTGCAGATAGCCAGGAACAACGCGTACTAGCGCTTCTGTTGATGGCTGCAATAAGTGAGAACCCATGACTAAAGAACGAGTATTAGACGCTTGCTGTGGCAGTCGCATGTTCTGGTTTGATCGTGAGAACGAGGACGTGATTTTTGCAGACATTAGGCGCGAGGAACACACGCTATGCGACGGCAGAACGTTAAGCATTGATCCTGATGTGCGCATGGACTTCACCGCCATGACGTTCCCAGACAAGCATTTTAAGTTGGTGTCTTTTGATCCACCGCATCTACACACCGCAGGCCCTAAGAGTTGGATGGCTGCGAAGTACGGCAAGCTCGACAAAGCCGATTGGCGCGAGGATATCCGTAAAGGATTCGCTGAGTGCTTTCGCGTTCTCGATGATGATGGCGTTTTGGTTTTCAAATGGAATGAAGCGCAAATCAAAACAAGCGAGGTATTAGCTTTGACGCCGGTTAAGCCTTTGTTCGGCACTCGTGCTGTTAAAGCAAGTGGGACGCACTGGTATGTTTTTATGAAGCCTAAGGTTGTTGAATCGGGGGATGTATGAGTGAGCCGTTAGTTTTAAAGATAAGAGATTTAACTGCGTGTCGTTCGGCTTTAATAGATTTAGTAAACCAAATAACTAAGACTAACCCAGTCGACGATCACGGGCATGATCTGAAAATGAACGCAGCCTACATTAAAGCAGTTAAGTTGCTAGATATTATTGAAGCAGGCGAACTATGATTAAGCCCGAAGACATCAAAGTAAAGCCGCTTGAGTGGAGTAAAAGCTTTAGCCCTAATGATCATTGTTCTTATGATCATTGCTATTCAAACAAAACATCAATAGGAATATTCCAGATCGAATGGAAATCATGGAAAGAATTCGACGGCCGCGTTCTTACTCTCAACGATCAGCATATAGATGCTTTTGACTCTGTTGAGCAAGCCAAGCAAGCCGCGAATGATTACGTGCGCAATGTCGTTATGCAACTTATAGAGGCGGAGTGATGAGCGAAGAACTTAAGCCGTGCCCGTTTTGCGGGGGCCATGCAGAGCATATCTATTACGACGGCTCTAGCGTTATTTGCGCAAGCTGCGATGTTCAGACTCAAGTATTCGCAACCGAACAAGAAGCAATCGAAGCATGGAACCAACGACACGGGGTTAAAGATGAGTAACGCACAAGAAAAACTATACTTGAGACTAGGTCAGCACTTTAATATTGAAAAAGAATTAAGTACTGATGTTGAATATCTAAGGGCTGATCTAGTACCTAAGCCAATGACCGACGAAGAAATTCGTAAGGCGTTTGAGGAATTTTTCAGCATGGGGCCGCGTAACACTAGATTATACAGACGCGATGTTGAAGCGCCTGAGGAATATTTTGTTGACTTTATCCAAGAGAGATTTTGGGGCTGGCAAGCAGCATTCGAATTCATGAGGAAGCGCAATGGATAAATATTTGATTGATGGGGAGCTGTTGCGCGGTTTAAAAAATTGCGCCGAATCACTTGGCTTTGAGACTTACGAGGCTCAAGCCGAAGCCATCCTAGACGCTGGGCCAATCCCTGAGCCTTTGGATATGAGCGATGAGGCCAAGTTTGACGCTTGGATTAAAAATAAACAATCCGGTATGGAGCATAGACATGGTTGGGTTGATTGCTGGGGTTACTTAAGAGGCGACAAATGAATGTAATCCAAGAGCTAACAAGCGCGACGCAATGCCTCAACACAAACGTGCGTGACTCGATAGGCGTTAACCTGATATACCCGGCGCACATGGTGCGAAGAATAGATCAAACGCTTATTGCTGAGCGTCAGACAATCATCGATATATTGCTTCAGCTTCAGCATTTGAGTGCGCTGCCTTACCCTTCGCCCATGATTGGCGGCTTAAGGATTCTTATTAACAACATTCAGCGGGATCAAGCATTAAGGGCTCAGCAGCGCAATGATGTGCAAGGGCCGGGATATAGAACGGCGAGGGCGGCATGATTAACGAATGGGAGCTTGAAACAGTTAAAAGAGAGCGCGATCAATACAAGCGACAGCTTGACGAGTTGCGACAAGAGATAGCCGACGCTTATATAAGAAATCTCAAGAAGCCGGGGAACAAAGAAGAAGTAATTCGTAATTTATTATGGAAGACAACCGCCGCTTATCGCCCTACAGGTATTTTTTAAGGTTTATATGACAGCTCAGGAAGAACTAAAACAGAAATGTGAAGATGGTATTAAGGCCGTTAAGCTTGAATCTAAGGGCCTTGTGGGCGAATACGAGGGGCGGTATAAGCAAGGCATACCATTATCCGTATTTGACCAAACTAGAGCCGATCTAGTGCATTTGCAATTGCAGCTTCAGCAAGAGCAATTCGCAATGGAAGAAATATTGCGACAATTGGTCAGACCGCAAACGCCCCACGCATTGCGACAAATGGCGGCAACAGTGTTTAAAATTGAGCATAACCGCATGCAGCGCAAGATTAATGCTGACTTCGAGCAACAAATGCTTAATAAGAATAGGCCGGGTTCATGCAGTATCTTGTAAACTGCCCGAATGATTGATCCTAACGACATCGAATCGCGCTTGCAGAATTGGGGCCGCGTTTACCGCACAAGACCCACTCAAGGCGTTTCGATGACTGGGCTATTGTGTGATCGACTGCGAATCAATGCGGTTAAATCAACCGCACCAAGGATTCTAAGGGCAAGTAATCCCTACGATGAAGGTGCGCCGGACGTTAAAGACGCCGAAGCAATCAATAAAGCATGGCAGCAGCTCAGCCAGTTACTAAAAGCCTTTGCAACGAAGGCATACGTTAATAAAAAGCATCCAAACCGCATTTGTAGCGAGCTTTCCTTAAGAAACCGTGATTTTGATATCACTCTTGACTTCCTGAAGCAGTCAATCCGCCAAATACTGAATAAAAAATAATCGTTGCACTTTATTCTTTGATGTAATATTGCCCAAACAAACTAAACACTCCGGTCGTCATAGGATGCGAAATCGAGCCGCTTGGCTCTTTCTTCTATGGCAACTTCAAATATCTTCAAAATTTAGCGCCCGAGTTGGCGCTTTTTTACGTCCATTCTTAAAGGCTGAAAAATGGCTTGGTATCCAGTAAACACTTACACGCCACACGATGGCCCTGTTGCCGCGAGAATGAGAAGCTGACTCTGTTTTTTTTAGAATTTAAATTAATAAGCCCTTGGGGTAAAGATGACTGATTTTGTTACCGCACTACCTAGTAGCACTGACTATCGCAATGGCTACACCGGCGAAGTCGGCTATTCGTTTATTGTAGGCTCTGCCGCCCTGACCGTTACTCATCTTGCCCGTTTCTCGGTCCCTGGGTTTTCTTCGGCAACGCACACAGTAAAACTATATAACTCTGATTTTTCAACTACTTTAGCCAGTGTTTCCATAGATGCGTCGCTGGCTAGCAATAATTACGTATATGCGGCTTTGTCTTCTTCGGTAACGCTCGCAGCTAATACAACTTATATCATAGCGAGCACCGAAGTATCGGGCGGCGATAAGTGGGTAAATAACTCAGCCATATCCACTACTAGCGCCGCCAGTGTTTCCGCGTCCGCAGTAGGTAATAGTTTCCCAAATGGAATAGATGCAACAGGCTATGGGCCGTTATCATTCCGGTATGACTCTGGAAGTACACCACCTGGGCCAACGCCTGGAAATCTTCCAGTTGTCATTCTCCCAACCACTGGTCAATCCCTTTCAATCGGCATCCAGGGCGAACCGGCGTTAACGACGACTGACCCCGCAGATTCCTTATTTATGCCAGGTCAGGGATTAATCGGGCCAAGCTCAGTCACGACTCTAGTAAAAATTCACGAAACGAGCGTTGAAACATTCCACAGTGCAATGCTACGCCAGCTTCGTTCTATGGCTTCGGGCGATACCACTGCATATGTGGCAGTTGGCTTAGGTGTAGGGAGTGCGCCTGTTTCAAGTCTTAATTCAGGCACCGCGCCTTTTAACGCGCTAGTTTCTCGAACTGGTCAGATTTGGGATATTGCACCGACTTACGAGACAGGCACGCGATCTGTTCCGCTTATTCCGGTTGTGCATGGTGAAAGCGACGGCGCAAGCACTACGTACGCTAACGATCTTCTGCAATGGCAACTTGCTTTACGAAATGCCATTAATAGCGAAAACGGGACTTCTGGTGAAATTCCGTTTCTGTGTTCGCAGCCTTCCGCCTGGACATCGACAGGAAACTTGACTAGCGCAACTGCCAGAAGTCCTTATGCAATCACTCAAGCTGCGAAAGACAATCCGACCCGTATACTCGTTGTGGGGGCCAAATATCAATATTCTTATGTAACTGATATTGGTGTTCATCTCAACAATATAGGTTATCGCCAACTTGGAGAAATGTACGGTAAAGTAATTTACAGATTTTTAAATGGCGGATATGCAGGGGCTTTAAGACCAACTTCTGTTTCTCGTAATGGCGCGGTGATTACAGTCACGATGGCCGGAGGAATTGGCAATCTTGCGCTCGATACTAGCCTTGTTTCAAACCCTGGAAACTTTGGGTTTGAATGGTATCAAGTAGGCGGCACCGCACGTACAATTTCTTCCGTCACAGTTAGCGGTTCAACAACTGTTGTAATCACTTTATCAGGCGACCCAGGAAACCCATCTACTGAGCGTCTGCGCTATGCCTACACTGGCACTCCAGGAAACAGCGGAGGCCCAACCACAGGCCCACGCGGTTGTTTACGTGACTCGGATACGGTTGTTGGCGCTTTGAGCAGCACGACGCTACGAAATTATGCGGTTCATTTTGATGAAGCTAGTATACCCGCCGCAGGTGTCGCGGTAGGTAATGTCCGCGCAGGTATCGACAACGGCGCAGGCTCAACGGGTACTCTGGTTCTTCCGCCTGTTGATAAAGTGCAAGCTGGCACTCAATACGGTGCTGGCGGCACTGAGTACACCGGGACTTTAACTGTTGGCGTATCCGGCCCACTTCCACAAATCGGCTCATCACTCATCAAGGTAGCTTAAAAATGTTTAAACAATCCGGTGTTTTCGTTATTGAATTCACAACTGCATCAACAACCGGGGCAGCAGCTGATGCTGATGCTTTGCCTGTTGCTACTTTGGCGCGTAATGGCGTAGATACCAACGTAACCTTGGCAGTCGCTAAGGTAGATACAGGGCGCTATAAAATCACAGGCACAATCCCTTCAGATTATGCAGACGGGGACTGGATCGCGGTATATGTGGCGGCGACTATTGGCACTATTGCAGCAAAAAATATTGCTCATAATGGTGTGGTTGCCTCGTCAAGTTTAGATCTTGATCAATTGATCGGCACCGATGTAGTTGTTGGCAGCGTTGGTGAAGCGCTCGCGGCTGCACGTGCTCAAGGTGTGGGCAAGTGGGTCATTAACACTAGCGCTAAAACAATTACATTGCTATACCCAGACAACACAGTTTTCCGCGTGTTGCCTTACACAACTACAAGTCGCGGATAATATGTCGATTGTTTTGCAGGGCCTTGATACTGGCGATTTTATATTTCAAGGCTTCGACTTTGAGGACGTGCCGGACACTGGCGGGGTCGATACCCTTGCAATCATATTGCAGGGGTACGGTGGCTTCGACAGCATCATCTTGCAAGGTTATCAAGATGTTGGCGGCGGTGGCGTTATCCCGGTTGGTGAGTTCGTATATGGCAACATCCCCGGACGAATCACATTCATTAACCGAATCGATATACCGCGCACTGTGAACATTAAGAAACCCGAAGAAACCGCGTATTACGACATTGTTTGCTTTGGCGATCTATTCAAAGGGGACAAGATCGTAAGCGTTGACGCGATAGCTTCAACAGATGAAACTATAGAAATCGATAGCGCTTCGATTAATGAAAAGCAATCGATTTACAAGCCTTACAACATTAAAGCGCCGATTGGCTCAGTGATTCAACTAGGCATCTCAGGCGGCACGGTTTCAACGGAGCCCATAGAGATCAAGATTCTCTACACTACAGCCAACGGCCAGCAATTGGAGGCTTCGCTTTATATCCTGGTAGGCTATCCGCAATGAGTGCGCATTCAATTTATACAGATGAACTAGGGGATCGCATCATTGAGTTGATGTGCATTCCTATGAGCATTGCTAACATCGCCAAACAGGAAGGAATGCCTTCCCGTATGACCATCATTAAATGGGGCAACGATGAAAGCCATCCATTCAGTGAGAAATACGAGAATGCTTTCAAGATTCGCGCCGATATTTTGGCGGACGACTGCTTAGACATTGCAGACGATGATTCTGACGATGTGGCTTATGACAATCAGGGAAACGTTAAGTTAAACCGTGAATTTTTTGAGCGCTCTAAGCTAAAGATTCAGGAACGCCACTGGCAGGCCGCAGTAATGAACCGCAAGAAGTTTGGCGACAAAGCTACGCACGAGCTAACAGGGCAAAACGGAACGCCACTTATTCCGACTAGTATCATTTTTGAAACCGATGCCGACTAAGGCAGCGCCTATAGTTCACCGAGTTAAATTAAGCGTTCCTCAGCTTGATTTTGTAAGCGCACGCGAGCAGTTTCCGGCATTCGTTGGTGGCTTTGGTAGTGGCAAGACGCACGCGGGTATTTATCGCACTATTGCTAGAAAGTTAGCCTACCCGCTGCAAAACGTTGCTTATTATTTACCGACTTATGACTTAGCCACATTAATGGGCTTTCCTCGCTTCGAGGAGACATTAACGCAGCTAGGCATGCCGTACAAGCTGAACAAGAACGAAGCAATTATTAAGATTGAGGGACGCGGAGCGATTATCTTTCGCACGATGGATGCCCCGGCGCGTATCGTTGGCTTTGAAGTTGCTGACAGTATTTGCGATGAGTTAGACACGCTGCCAACAGATAAAGCGCGGGAAGTTTGGAATAAGGTAATTGGTCGGAACCGCCAAAAGAAGCCAGACGGATCGCTTAATACGGTCGGAGTGGTTACAACGCCTGAAGGCTTCAGGTTTGTATATGAGAAGTGGCAGAAAGCGCCTGCTGAAGGTTATAAGCTGATTAAAGCGCCAACCATCAGCAACATTAAAAACTTACCTGCTGGATATATTGAGGGTTTGCGGTCTTCGTACCCTTCGAACTTGATTCAAGCGTACTTAGACGGCGAATTTGTCAACTTAACCGCTGGCAGCGTGTACGGTGAATTTAGCCGTGTTCTAAATGCGTCGACCGAAACAATTAAGACTCACGAAACTTTGCACATTGGCTTAGACTTCAACGTTGGCAAGATGGCCGCAGTGGTTCATGTATTGCGCGGTAATGATCCGCACGCTGTAGGTGAGTTGATGGATGTTTTCGATACGCCTGCAATGATCAAGCTGATTAAAGAGCGTTACAAGGACAAAGGTCATCCGATTGCGATTTATCCCGATGCTTCCGGTAACTCAAGGAAATCAAACAATGCTAGCGAATCTGATATTAGTTTATTGCGCACCGCTGGCTTTAATGTTTTGGTTAACTCAAGAAACCCGGCCGTTAAGGATCGTATCTTGTCGATGAACAAGATGATAAATTTAGAAGGTAAGCGAGCCTATAGAGTGAATTTAGAGCTTTGCCCGATGTATGTAGAGGCGCTAGAAAAACAAGCCTACGACAAGAACGGCGAGCCCGATAAGAGTTCGGGGCTTGATCATGCGGTGGATGCTGCGGGTTATTTCATCGTTTACCGTTACCCAATAATTAAAAGCGGCCTTTCAGTAGCGCCGTTGAGAATCCGATGACTACTGACGACGTTTGCAAGCCCTCGGCCGAAGTATTACGCATGCGCGAATGCTGGGAGAAGATTGACGCTTTAATCGGCGGCACTTATGGCATGCGCAAAGCTGGGCCTTCGTTTATGCCGCTGCGCCCGGATGAGGCACAAGACGCATACAGCTACAGACTTAAAACTACGACATTATTTAACGCCTTTGGCCGAACAATTAACGGCCTATCTGCAAAGCCTTTCGAGGAGCCGCTTGAGTATACGAATATCCCTGCAATAATCGAAAAATGGTTTGAAAACGTTGATCTAGCCGGGAGAAATTTAGATGTATTCGCTAAAGAGTGGTTTAAATCAGCGCTTACGTATGGCGTGAGTTATGTCCTGGTTGATTATCCAGAAGTCACGGATGCGCGGACTGTGGCCGACGAGAAGAAAATTGGCGCGCGCCCGTATCTTGTTCATATTTCGCCGCATCAGATACTCGGATGGAAAAGTGAAAAAATTCAAGGCGTTCAAACCTTAACGCAAGTACGTATTAAGGAATGCGTAGAAGAGGACGATGGCCCGTTTTCTGTTAAATCATTAGAGCAGGTGCGTGTTTTGTATCGAGATAAGTGGGAAGTTTATCGCCAGTCACAAGACGCACAAGGTCGTAGGACGTGGATGCTTTATAAAACAGGCAAGAATTCAATTCAACGCATCCCATTAGTTGCTTACTACACCGGCCGCGTTGGCTTTATGACTGGACGCCCTCCACTTGAGGATTTGGCAGACTTAAACGTTGCGCACTGGGTTTCGAATAGCTACCAGACGGCAATTCTTGACACCGCACGAGTGCCCATTTTGTTTATGACTGGCTTCCAAAAAACCCCGGATGAAGGCCATCCAAAAATAAGCGTTGGTGCTGGCGCCGCAATGTTTGCGGATCATCCTGATGCGAAATTAACTT